CCTTGGAAACAAGGTAGGCGCGGGCGGCCTCGGGCGAGGCGCCGATCTTCTTCGATTGCTCGCGGATCCGACGAAGGATAGCGTCATTGCGCTCGCTGTGCGTCATAACCCTCTCCCAAGGCACTAGTTCAAAAACGCTGTCACAAAATGTGTGCAACCGTTGCCAAGCGGAAACAAGCGGATTTTTACGGATGGATTTTAGCGCGACGAAATGCGTGATCACAATTGATCACATCAGATCGCGGTCTCGAGCTGCAGCTGTGTGGTGAAGCCGCGATCGGAGAGGTCATGGCGGGCCTCGCCGATCAGCCAGCGGCCGCCATCGATCTCGGGCTTGCCATAGCCTGACAGGGTGACGCGCTGCTCCGGATAGAGATCTGGTCGCGCGAGAGCGAGGGTGAGGGTCATGGTTGCGGCGCCGCGCTGTTGCCGGCGGTGCTCGGCCTCGGCCGCGGCCTTTGCATCGGCCTGGTTGCCGAAGGTGCGCTTCAGGCGCTTGGCCCCCTGTCCATTCGGGCCGGCATCGCCAGCGGTCTCGCCCTTGCGCTCGGCGGCTTGCGCGTCGTGCCAATAGGCAGTGACGCCGCTGTAGCTGTCCCGCGCGGCGCGCCGCCAGCTGTGCTGGTCGCCTTCCCGGCGGGCAATCGCGGCGCTGGGCAGGGCCTTTCCGGTTGCCGTTGTGCCGGCGCCGATCGGTGCAAAGACCAGGCGGCCGGCCTTGACCGTCGCGACGGCGTCATAGCGGCGGCCGAGCGCCTCGAGCAGCGCGAGATCGGACATCCGGCCCTGCTCGAAGACCGGGACCATCCGGCCGGCCAGATCCGGCGCGACCTGGGCGGCAACGCCGAGGCGACCGGCGATCTGGGTGACAATCTGGCCAAGCGTCTTGTCGGTGAACGCCTCGAGCCGGCGGATCCGGCCATCGGCGGTGAAGTCGGCCGAGCGCGCGCGGATGACGATCAGATCCGGCGCGCCGCTGTGCTCGACCTCATCGACCTTGAATTGCCCCTTGTCGACCAGGCCGGCGGCGACGCCCCCAAGTCCATTGGCGCCGGCGAGCCAGCCCAACTGCAACGCGAGCCGCGCGCCTTCACGCGGGATGGCGAGGCGGCCGTCATGATCGGACAGGGTGATGTCGAGCTGGTCGGCATCGGCGCCGCGCTTTTCGGTGAGGGAGAGCGCGACCAGGCGCGGGCGGACACGGGCCGAAAGATCGACGCCATCCAGCGAGAGCCGGAAGTCCGGGGTCGCCATCAGCCATCGACCTGGTGGAGATCGATGGTGAAGTCGATCCGGCGCGGTTGCCCGTTGGCATAGAACAGAGATTGCCCTTCATCGATCGAGTCGATGACCCAGGCGCCCAGCACGCGGCCGGTCCCGTCGACCAGCGGGAAGGCGTCGCCGCTGGTCGCCATCTCCCGCAAGGTGTCGAGGCTGGTGACATCGCCGGCGAACTCCGGTGCGATATAGCCTTTGAGCTGCAGGGTGTCTGATCCGGGGCCGGTGAACTGGCTGGCATCGCGCGCGCCGACCCGTGAGGTCCGCGCATGCTTCCAGTCGGTCCGCCGGGCAAAGTCCTGATAGGGCAGCGTCGCCAGGCTGAAGACGAACATCCCGAGCGAGAGCATCATTCGCCATAATCCCTGAAGGCCGATCGGCGCGCGGCAGCGGCCTCGCGCTGGCGGCGGTCGAGCTCATCGGCGACCTGCTTGGCCAGATCCTGGGCGGATTGACCGGGCTGCTGCTGAATGTTGATAGTGACGTTCATCATGGCAGTGCTGCCGCCTGCACTGCCAGTGGCAGGAATTGCGCCGGCGGCGGCCGGGGAGGCAGCGGCGGCACCGATGGCCAGCGCGGCGGTGAGCTGGCGCGACAGGCGGGTGATGCTGTCCAGCGGGCTTGTCGCGCGGCCATCGATGCCGTCGGAGAGGCCCTGCATGAGATGGCCGCCATATTCGGCGAACAGGCGCGAGGGCGAGCGGATGCCGAGCTTTGCCTTGAACCAGTTGGCAATCTTGTCGCCCGCGCCCTCGATCGTGGCCTTCACCTTCGCAAGGCCGCCCGTGATGCCGCCGATCAAGCCATCCCACATCCTGCTGCCGATATTGCCGGCCGCGTTCCAAAGCGTTGATCCAAGATTGGCGAGGAAGGCGCTGATCTTGCCCCAATGGTTGTAGAGCGCGATGCCGGCGGCCGTGAGGCCGGCGACGGCGGCGATCCATGGCAGAAAGGGTGCCATGGCCGCCCATGCTGCGGGTGCTGCGAACAAAAGCTGCGCTGTCACCCGGACCAGCCATCCTCGCATCATGGCGAGGCCGGCACCGATCCGAGTGAATACCGGAGCCGCGTAACTGAAGGCGCTCAGGGTTTTGGTGTAGATGGAGAGCGCGCCCATCCATGTGTAATTGGCCAGGCCAAAGCCGATGCGCAGCGCTGCTATGCCGCCGCTGAGCGTGACGGCGCTGACCGCAAGGGTTGCCAGTCCGGCGGCGAGGCGCGGGTTGTTTTCGGCGAAGGCGGCAAAGCGGCTGACGAGATCGGCTGTGACTTCTGCCAGGGCGGTGAGCGGCGGCAGGAGATGCGTGCCAAGGGTGATGCCGGCATCGCCGAGCCGGCTCATGAGCTGGGCCTGTTTGGCGAGCGGATCATTTTCCAGGCGGGTTTTCAGATCCTGGCCGATGACGCCCTTGCTGCCGGCCGCCCCCTTGGCGACGTTGGCAAACTCGGCCTTGTTGGCGAGCAGTGCGGCGGCGGCCGAGCGGGCCTGCATGTCGCCGAAGACATCGTTGACGGTGCCACCCTTGGCGCGCACCTTTTCGAGCAGCACGAGCAAGGTTTCCAACTTTGTGGCGCCGACCGCGTCTCCGGCAGCATATGCGGCCTTGGCATTGATACCGAACCCGCTGAACTTTTTCAGGGTTTCATTGTCGGCGAGCTTGTTGAGCAGGTTGTTGACGTTGGTGGCGGCTTCATCGGGGCCGCTCGCACTCTTGCCAGCGATCTCCAAGGCCGCGCCGAGCTGTGCCACGGCGGTGACGCCGGACATGCCGAGCACCTGGGCGGAGCCGGTGAGCTGGGGGAAGACCCTGGCCATATCGGCGACCTCGACCTTGCCGGCCTTGGCGGCAAAGACCATGGCCTCCATCGCCTTGCCGGCCTGGGAAATCGGCACCTTCAGGTTGCTGTAGGCGGCAAAGCTGGCGTTGGCGGCATCGAGCGCCTCCAGCTTGTAGGTGGTGGCCATGGTGCCGATGGGGCGGAGGAGGCCGGTGGCGATGCGCGGATCCATGCCCATCGCCACCAGGGATTGCAGCGCGGCCTGCATGTTGCTGATGGGCTGGACGGTATCGGCGGCGGCTTGGCGGATATTGGCGGCGAGCGCGGCGGTTTCACGATTGGACAGGTTGGCATTCTGCTGGATATCGACCATGCCGGATTGGAAATTGCCGGCGCTGCGGGCCATGCGCAGCATCGGCATGGCGGCAGCGGCGGTGGCGGCCAGCTGCATGCCGCCGCCCATCACATTTTCCCGGCCGCGTTCGCGGGCAGCGATTTCCCGGCTCTGCAATTTGCCGAAGCGCTTCTGGCTGGCGGTGAGTGTTTCCAGGCTGGCCTTGGTGGAATCGATGCGGGCCTTCAGATCGGCCTGCTGTTTGGCCAGATTGTCGGTGGCCATGCCGGCGCGTGTCATTTCGCCGGTCACTTGTTCGAGCGCGGATTCCTCGCGCTTCAGGCTGTCGGCGGCTTGCTTGGCCATGCGTTCGGCGGCGAGCAGGCCCTGCACCATCTGCTGGTTGGGCTTGTCCACCGCCGCCAGCGCGGCCTTGCGCTGGGCGAGCTTCTCGTTGGCGGCGGCGAGCTTGCTGCTGTATTCGGCGACGGCGGCCGACTGTTTCTCAAAGGCCTCGCTGCGGGCGAGCGCGCCTTCCAGCCCGCGCTGGATATCGCGGGTCTCGCGCATCTGGCCTTTCAGGCGCTTTGATGCGTCAAACAGATTGCCGATCTTCTTGGAAAGCCTGTCCTGGCCTTCGAAGATCAGGCGGATTTTCAAGTCGCGATCGCTCATTTGCCTGTCCGCCGGTTTCCGCTTAGATTGGGATCATGATCGAAGCTGCTTTCGCCTTGACCTTCGTGGTGTTGCTGGCGCTCGGCCCGGCCGGTGGCTGGTCCAGCGGCTTTGTGTGCATGGTGCAGGCCGCCATGCTGCCGGCCATCCCGCTGGGGCTGCGCGCGCTCTTTGGCGATGTGGGTGGCTGGATCGGAGTCGCGTTGCTCGCCGTGCTGGCGGTTGGCGCTGTGGCGCAGGCTCTGGCGCGCCTGGTCGAGTGGTGGCGCGCTGACGGCGAAATGGCCGAAGACGGCGATCATTTCTGAACCTCGGCCCGCTGCCGCGCCAGATCGTGCCACATCATCAGATCGTCCAACGTCATCGACTCCATGGCTGGCGGCGGCCAGTGGAAGACCACCGCCAGATCGGCCATCACGGGCTCGACGCGGGCGGGGATGGCGCTGCTTCCAGCAAAAAACCCATGACCTCGTTGGCCAGGCTCACCAGATCGGCCGGGTCAAGATCGCCCAGCATCTGCTCGGTCACCAGCGGCTGGGCGATGCGCGGCAAGAGCTTGATCAGCGCATCGACATCCATCTGAACCAGGGCGGCAAGGCTGATGCCGCGCAAGGCGCGCACCGATGGCCGTACCAGGGTGAGCGCCGTGATGCTGTTGCCATTGGAAAAGCGCAGCGGCACCGCCAGCGTGACGGTGTGGGGCGTGGTGTCAGTCATCACTATCTCCGGGAGGAACAGGGAAGAACAGGGCAAGAAGCAGCAGAAGGGAGCCGATCGGCCATTGCCTTAGATGCCAAGCGCGCCGGCGCCGGGAACCAGGCCGCCGATCTCGCCAGACAAGCCGCCGAGGGCATTGCGCTGGGCGGCGGCGACGTCGACGCCGTTGTAGCGCTCGACCATGTTGATGATGTCGATCAGCGCGACCTCGGTCCCGTTGATGGTGAGCTGGTAATAGGACAGCGCCGCCTTCAGCGTGTGCTCGGTGTCCTCGCCGGCCTTGGCTTCGCCCATGTCGATCTCCGACCAGCGGCCGCGGACGATGATCTCGACGGCGTCGACCTCGCCGGTGTCGTCGCGCTGATAGGCGCCGGCAAAGCGCAGCATGACCGCATCGACCTGGGTGGCGCCGAACTGGCTGATGGCATCGCGCATCAGGCCGCCGCACTTGACCTCGATCTCGAGCGGCTCGAGGCCGTGGTCGATCTTCACCGGGGCGCTCATGCCGCCGGCGCGATAGTCTTCCATCTTGCGGGTCAGCTTGGGCAGGGTGACGCTGGTCACCTGGCCGAGATAGCTGGCGCCGTTGTTGAAGACGTTCAGATTCTTGAGCTTGCTGGGAAGGGCCATCGATCAGCTCCTGGCAGTTGGGAAAGAATTTGGGCCGATCAGACCCGTTCGGCGAAATTGGCGAAATAGCGGTCGGTGATCCGCTGGTTGAGCTTCAGCTGCTCGAGCGGCGGGACCGGGGTGAAGTCATAGTCGATGGTGAGGACGCCATCCTTCAGCTGGCTCGCCGGGTTGGCAGCATCCGAGATCCAGGCGCGGCCGTCGACAATCAGGCCGGCTGCCTTCATGGCGCGGAATTTGCCGTTGATGGTCTCGATGATGTCCTTCGCCAGGCTCGGGTGCAGCGGCTTGTCGATCGCCCACAGCAGGCCCTCGGCAATGGTGTCCTTCAGGATCTGCGCAGTCCGGACCGAGCTCTCGAAGGCGAACAGCGGCTCATCGGAGCAGGTGCGCGAGCCCCAGAACTTGTAGCCGCCGCCGGCGTTGACCAGCGTGGTGATCTGGGCGGCGTTGAGGAGATCAGCCTCGGTATCGAGCGCCTGCAGATCCCAGTGGACATCCTTGGAGATGCCGGTGACGCCAGAGACCGACACGTTGGACAGGGTTTTGTGCCAGCCAATTTCCTGATCGATGCGGGCGCGCAGACCCAGGGCACGGGCGATGACGAAGCCCGGATCGATGGCCTGGCTTTCGGAGTTGAAGCTGGTGAAATCCGGCCAGATCAGCATCAGCTCGCGGCTGTCGAAATTGTCGCGATAGGTGATCGCCTCGGCAACCGTGTCGCAGCCGCTGCAGCTGGCATAGGCCATGCCGCCCAGCTTGCGGGCGACGATGGCAAGGGCGGCCGTGACAGCCTGGTTATCCAGGCCGGGCGCGCCGAAGATGCGCGGGCGGACGCCGAGCTGGCCCTGGGCGGCCAGGAAGGCCTGCATGCCGGTGGCGAGGCCATCGACGTTGCCGCCAATCAGATTGGTGGTGGTTTCGTTGGCGTTGCCGCCCTGGGCGACGCGCACCACCACAATCACCGGATCGGCCTGATCGGCGATGGCCTTCAGCGCGGGCAGCAGGGTGCCGGTGGTGCCGGCCTTGGCGATGGCCGCATCGATATCGGTGACCAGGACCGGGCGGTTGAGCGGAAAGGCATCGGCATCGGCCGCCGGCGCGATGCAGAGCAGGCCGATGATTGCGGTGCTGATGGTGGCGATGGTGCGGATGCCGGTGTTGATCTCGGTGACCCGGATGCCGTGCTTGTAGGTCATGGATGCTCCTTTCAGGCCAGCGCCGGGCTTTTGCCGGAACGCAATGGCAGGGTGAGGCGGGCGATGGTGCCGGGCGAGCCGGTGTCTGTGCGCTCGCCGGTGAGGGTCAATTCGATGTCACCAGGGCCGCGGACGGCGAGCGCGATGTTGGAGAGACGAAGGCGCGGCTCCCACTTGAGCAGCGCCACGGCGACCGCGGCAAAGAGGCGAAGGCGGGTCGCGGCATTCATGGGCTGATCGACGAGATCGAGCAGGAGCGAGCCATAGTCGCGGCGCATGACGCGGCTGCCGATCGGGGTGGTGAGGATATCAGCGATCGACTGGCGCAGATGGGCATCGCCGCCCAGGGCGCGGCCGCTGATGCGGCTCATGCCCGTCATGGTCCCGGCGCGACTGCTCATTGCGGGGCCCCGGTGATTGCCGCGCCGGCCTGCACGCCGGTGTGGCGGTGGGTGGCGAGGCTCTTGCCCTGGCCGGTGATGTCACCGGTCGCCTCGATCTTGCCGGTGACCACGAGGTCGCCATCGACAGAGAGGTCGCCGGTGATGGCGACATCGCCCTCGATGCTGATGCCGCCGCGCGCGATGATCTCGATCGAGCCCTCGGCCGGAAGCGTGATCGCAAAGGCGCTGCTTTCGGGATCGTAGCGCATGACCGCGCCGTCGCCGAAGTGCAGGCTGAAGGCCTCATCGCTGGCCGGAGCCGGATTGGCGGTCGAGAAAATGCCGGGGACGGCGACCGCGCCGGCGAGCTGGGCGTCGGGGCAGATGAGCAGCACCTGCTCACCGACCACCGGCGCCGCCCAGATCTTCAATGGGCCGCATGCGCGCGCCAGCCAAGGGATGGGGCCGGAGACAGCATCACCGATCTTCACGGTGCAGCGGGCGGCCGCGCGGTCGACAGACGCGATGGTGCCCAGGCGCGCAATGTCGCCTGCCATCCGCTCGGTGTCACCATGCTCGCCCATGGCAGGGATAGGGATGCGCAGCGCCAAATGCAGCAAGGCCGCGGAGTTGTAGGGGCAGCCCCTACAACTGGAGCCGGCGGCGCCATCCTTACCCGCGCCAACAGAAACGGACACTAGTGTCTATTTTCTCTTGACGTTATAGACAAAACTGTCTATTCAGAATGCATGAACAGCAGCCAGTTTCTCCGCTTCCTAAAGGCCAATGGCTGCACGGTCGACCGCGCGCAGGGCAAGGGAGGTCATGTGGTGGTGCGGCGGGGCGACCGGTTCGCTGTCGTGCCGCAGCATGGCGGTGCCAAGCAACTCGGCACCGGGTTGATGAAGGCAATCAAGAAGCAGCTCGGCCTCGAATGAGGCCGGGCAGGAAAGCAAGAGCAAGAGCAGGAGCAGGAGCAGGACAGATGTTTTTTCGTTTGGAACTCGAACCGGATGACAACGGCACGACGCTGGTGCGTTTCCCGGATGTGCCAGAGGCCATCACCTTTGCCGAGGCGGATGAGGATGCAATGGCGCGGGCCGAGGATGCGCTGCGCACGGCGCTGGAGGTTTATATGGCCGATCGGCGGCCGTTGCCCCGCTCTGTGCCGATGAACGGGGAAGGGATGGCGATATCGCTTGGCCTGCTCGGCTCGATGAAGCTTGCGATCTATCAGGCGATGCTGGAGCGGGGCTGGCGCAAAGCCGATCTGGCGCGCGCCCTGACGCAGAATCCGCGCCAGATCGACCGGCTGTTCAATCTGCGCCACGCCTCGCCGGTGCCGCAACTGGAAGCCGCCTTGAAGGCAATGGATCGGGAAGCGCAATTCGCGGTGGTTTAAGCCGGCTTTTTCACCAGGCTTTTCATGGCGGTGGCAAGCTCTGGGAAATCCGTCAACGGGCGGGCGCGGGCGAAATCCCCATCGGTCCATTCGGGGTTTTCGTCATCGGGGATGCCGTCCGGCAGCGCGGCCAGTGATGCTGTGGCAGTGGCGGCAAGCTGCGCCCGGCGCGCAGGGGAAAGCTTGCGATAGGCGTTGCGCAAGGCGCGTTCGCCCGGCGTCAGGGTGCGATGGCCGTTGATGACATAGAGCGCGTCGATGCCCGCCAGCACGAGATATTCGGTGCGCTTTGGCGTCAGCGCGCGGGTGCGGCCATCCTCGATCGCTGCGATCACCGGCGGTGACATGCCGAAATATTTGTTGGCCAGCGTGTGGCCGGTTTCCGCTTCCCAGCGCAGCCGTTCCTCGCGGAAGCGGGCGGCGAGCGTTTTCTTGGTGCCATCGGTCCAATTCTCGGTGTCGGGCAGCAGGGCGGGCTGTGGCGGTGGCGGCGGGTAGGTGCCGTGGCGGCGGATCGAGGGCAGGACTTCGCAGGTGAGCCAGCGTTCGAATTCTTCCGCGCTGGGCTTTCGGCTGTTGAGCGCGAGCTTGTAGACGCCCGCCTCGTTGATGACCGCAACTTCCTGCCGCCCGCCGAGGGTGTCCATAATGTGGACGCCCTTCTGCCACTCGCGCAAGCGGCCGGCGGCAACGCGAGGATTGGCGATGTCAAGAATGGCGCACACGTCATTCAGCATCCACCACGGCTCGCCATCGCGAAGCACCATTCGCACGTCAGAATTTTCGAAGTGCAGGGGGATCAGCGCAACGGCGTTGAAACTCATCTGGTCGCTCCGGTGCTGCTAGTTTCCGCAAAGGGTGTCTGTAATACAGACACCCCTACGAAACGTGATAGGTTTGGCCAAACGAGCGGCCGTGGGGGGCGTATGATATTCATACGCCCGCCCTTTATTCTGTCGCGATGGCCTTGGCCGCCAATTGTCGCAGCGCTTCCGGGCGAGTCGGCTTGGGATCGGGCTGGGCGGCAATCCACGCATCGAGCGCGGCGAGCTCGGCCGGCGGCATCCGGACCGATAGCTGGGTTGCGCCAACAAATGGCCTCCCGCGTTTTCTCGTATCGGTTATTGCGCCGCTCACGATTAACTAGTATGGGAAAAGCGAGCCGAAGGGAAGCGCCAACTCCCCCTCGGCTCTAACTCGAAACAGGAAAGCTCCTCCATGTTCCAAGCTGTGAAATCCACTATCGCCCGCCGGCTGCGATGACGTGCCGGACGGGCCGGAAATGTATGCCCTGATGAGCCTCATCCTCGATGAGCAATGGCGGGTGTTGCAGACCAGCGCCAAAAAGGGATGCGATTAATCTTCGGGGACGGCGAAGGCGCCGGCGGCGCGCTTGCGGTGGACGCCGCGCGCGACCTCTTCGACGCGGGTCCGGGTCGCGGCGCGGTCATAGTCGCCGGCCGGGGTGAGGACGGCGACGACGCGGCGGCGATGCTCGAAGCCGGTGTCGGTGAAGGTCACGGGGACCGTGCCGGTGGCCGGATCATATTTGCCGATGCTGATTTTCATGGGAGCCCCCTTCAGACCAGGTTGACGTCGCCGCCGCCGCCGCCGCCGCCGGTGCCGCCGCCGCCCGATGGGCTGCCGCCGCCGGCGGACGCGCCGCCAGGGCCGGTGCCGGCAAGGCCAATGGCCAGCCAATGGAAGCCATCCAACGGCCGCGCACCGCCGGAATCCGGCTGCTGGATATAGACCAGGGCGCCGCCCTGGCCGGCCGCCACCAGCTGTGGCAGGAGATCGCGGTTGTTGAGGCCGCCGGTGTTGAGCCCGGTGAGCTGCACCGAGAACGGCTCGCCAGCGAAGGCACGCGGGAACCAGATCTGGATGGAGGTCTCGCCGGGGATATATTGGGCATAGCGGCCCCACTGCATCAGAAGGCCGCCGGGAAGCGCCTGCCAGCCTTCGTTGGCCAGCTGCCGATCGGCGAAGGCGGGCAGCAGATCGGCGGCGGCGTGGGTGTGGGCGGCGTTGGCAAAGCTGCTGGCGTCGCGGCCGTCGAGCAGATCGGCATCGAGGCCGGAGCCGGCACCATCATTGCCGGCATGCCATACCGTCTGGCCGTTCCAGCGAAACTGGCCGCTGCTGGTGAAGAGCAAATTGCCCCATTCGACCGTGGCGGCGGCATTGGTGATCTGGAAATAGGCGTTGCCATCGGCTGCGCCGCGAAGGCGGAAGCCGCCGGTGGTGGCGTTGCCGGGGCTTTGCGCCTCCACC